GTGGAGTGGAAGAAACAGCACGACTCCGAGGACAGCAAACGCTGGCGGGAGAAGAAGTGCAAGTGCCCATTCTGCCTCGTGGCGCGATCACAGCGGAACGACAGTTCAAACTCTGGCTTGACGCCAAGTCCGGCGGCAGCCTCATCGATCTTGAGTGTAGCGGCGGTCGCTTCAAGTGCGGCTGCGCTCCCTTCGAGAGCGTAGAGTCTGAACGAAAACGTTTTTTCGCAAAGATAAATCGCGTGGCGCATCCCGTGGTACTCGAGGAATTGGGTGCCCCGCAAGGAGATGACTACGCGTTTCCTGAGCTTGACCCCTTTTTTGAAAAACTTTCTTTTATAGTGCAAACACGCCGCAGCCTTAATGATCGGAAATGCAGCCTCAGTGCCGCTGTGTTGGAGAAAACGCAGCAGCACTTGGAAGAGCAGTATTCTCCGGCCAGATGGTCTGTGCCGTGTGAGCCCTTGTCGAATGCGCGGATTGAACTTTATATCCGCAACCAACTTAATCTTGATTCTAATCCTGGATTTCCACTTAATAAATTTGCATCTACCAATCGAGAGGTGATCGAGAAAATGGGTGTGCCCCAGCTTGTGTTGCTGGTGAGCCGCTACATCGGTAACCTTCTCGGTGGAATTGAATGTTTCCCTGTGCGTTTGTTTATCAAGCGTGAAGCGCATAAACGGAAGAAACTGGTCGACGGCAAACGCCGTCTGATCTGGTCCGTGGCGCTCTTCGATCAAATTGTGGATGGTTTGTTGTTTGATCCGTCACTTGACGTTGAAATCAGCAACTGCCGGCGCATACCGTCGAAGCCGGGCCTCTCGGAATTTTCGGGGGGTGTTTCGGACACGTATGATCAGATGTCACCCGAGGGCGAGGACCACTTGTTTTCCGAATCGGACATGTCCAGTTGGGACATGACAGTCTGTGAATGGCTGTATCAACAAGATAATGTCGCTCGTCAGCGGCTTTGTCTCAATTGGGAAGAAGCACCAGTGGCTTTCAAAAGCCTGTGGTCGATTCGTTATCGACAACTGATGTGCTCCCGGATCGTCTTTAGCGATGGGCTCATGCTTCGGCAGAAGAAGCCCGCCATTGTGCGGTCTGGTTCCAAACTCACGATTTCTGCAAACAGTCGTATGCAAGTGTTCCTCAAGATTGCCTTTTGTGAGCAACACCAGCCGAATGGTTGGGAGAGGTTCAAGCATTTGGTCTTCGCCACTGGCGATGACACCATTGGTAGAATGGACGAAATTGATTGCAATGTTTTCGCGAGATGGCTCAGCAAATTGGGTTTTGAGATCAAAGATGGAATTCATACACAAACATCGTTGATTGGAATGACGTTCTGTGGTCGGAAGTTTGTTCGGTACCCGAGTGTGCGACCTGTTGTGTTCGTGCCCGCGTATTGGAAGAAGAACCACTTTACTGTGGTGCACCCGGAGAAGCCGAGTGAATTGGCTGCAATGGTTGCGTCGTACTGTTTGGAGTACGCCTTCGATGATGAGCATTTTCCGGCACTGTACCGTCTGCTGAGGCGTGTTGACGTTGGAAGAGTTTTTATTAGGTCGCGTAAGTTTTATCAAAACGCGATTCTTGGCTTCGACGTCCCGATTCAGCCCTCA